GGGGATGAGTTTGAGTTTCGAAATAAGAGAATTTATAAAGGTAAAGTGCTATGAAAGTTGTCAGGCGCAAACTGGGGAAGGAGAAAGCGGATGGCCTTGCGCACATTGATGATAACACCATTGAGATTGATGAACGGCTCAAAGGTAAATACAGGTTAGAAATCACCATACATGAAGCACTACACATCCTTTACCCTACTGATAGTGAAACCGCCATCATTCGCAAATCAAAGCGACTTACAAATGTACTGTGGAAACAGGGGTATAGGTTGGTGGAGAAGTGATTAATCAATAGACCCATCCGGATATACAGAACAACCATCGCCCAAATAAATTCCACAAGAATCATTTAATTGACACCTATCTGTATAAACAGAAATAAATAATTCTGAACATTGTTCTTTTTGATATTGTTGACCATTAAAATATACAGGGTATAAATCTAAATCTACATTATCAGAATAACACAATTCGCTTTCCTCTTTAAGAAGTATCGCTGCCTTATAAGCATCTTGATAAGAATTATATTCATGAATACTTACATCAAATCCAAACATATCATTTGAAAGAAATTCATTATCCCATAATTCATTATTGATAAAATCTAAAATTCTTTTCATAGAACTTACAACTATCAATTCTTTATCAACTTCTACCAAACAAACAAAGTTTAATGATGTAAGCCAATGTTTTTTGTATAATGATTCTACGTGTTCAAGTAATTGATATTTGCTATTAAATTCTAAACAAGATATATCACTTGTTGAATTTAGTTTTGCATAATGTAATTTGTAATTCATTTTATAATATTTGATTAGTGAAATAATTACTTATCCTCCCTCCCATACTTCCTCTCATACTGCCCTAACTGGTAAGCCATGTAACAAGTACCTATGAAGATTATGAGTGCTATTATAGCCATTGTTTTGAGTTTATGTATGATTTAATGTCGTTATCGTATTTAGCAGTAACAAAGTTATGTATGGTGTTAACTGCATGGTGTACGCTGCCATGATCACGCTGAAATACTTTGCCCAGTACTGAAGTGCCGTGATTGGTAGTAATGAATGCAAGGTACTGACACAAATGCCGGGGAAGGACATATTTCCTGCGTCTGCACTTGCCGAATATGTGCTTTTTATCAATATCGAAGTCAGCGCATACGGTTGTGATTATCCGGTCTATCTTTTCGTGATCTACTTCTGATAGCAACTGGCGTTTTTGGGTTGTTAGGGTATTCATGTTTTTTGAGGGTTTTAGCCATGCACGCATAAATGTCGTACATGAGTTTGGAGTTGATTTTCATTAATCGTAATTGAGTATTTCTTCATCAATGAAGTCTGCAACAATGCCAGGCACTTTGAATACAAGCAGGTAAATTCCGAGTGCTAATAACACCAACAGATAGGCAATGTTGTCAAGTAAATTGATTAGGAAACGCATGGTGAATGATTTATGTGGTAAAAAAACCCCCGATGCCGACCACCGGGGGAAACCAAAAAACCCTAACATGAGAGCTGAGAAGCAGCTACTGAAGAGTTCAAAGATAACATTTTTTTGAATTTCAACACATGGCTGATTTCACCGCTATCATCATAGCAGATAATGTGGTTAAGGTGCCTTTCATACTGGAGTTCAAGGTTTTCAGCGTAATTCTGCGCTTGTTTGATTGTGGAAAAGATAATAGTGGTCATTGGTTAAAGGTATTTTGTTAATAATATTTTAATCTCTTGCCATTTCGCAGCCCTTGCGGCATACCCCGCGGCGGCCCCTTCGGCATCCCTTGCGGCTTCCCCTTCGGCATCCGTTGCGGCCTTTGCGGCAGCCCATGCGGCGGCCCTTGCGGCATACCCTGCGGCGGCCCCTTCGGCATCCCTTGCGGCTTCCCATGCGGCTTCCCCTTCGGCATCCAATTCATCTTTACCAATCACCCCATTAGCATAATCTCTTGCAGCTTGTATAGCTTTACGGGGACGGTCATCATTGGGGTATTTCTTTTCGTAAATGTGCAGCACTGATTCCGCACAATCAGCGGCAAATAATCTAATCTCTTTGTCCTTGCCTTCGACTGCACGTAATGCCCATACTGCATCGCTTATGCCGTTGGATTTAATGATAGTGGCAATAGATAGCGGCTCATCATCTACTTGCTTTTTGCCTAAATGGTTAAGCAGTTTATTCCACCCATTTTTGCAGGGTGAATGTGCTTTGATTTTGTTAAGGGTAGTGGTCATTGGTTTATGGTTTTGATTGGTTATTCAATTCCGATTGTCATGCCCTTATATTCGATGTTTGAAGGGCATTGCAGGGTTACCGAAAGATGCGCCAAATACGACATAAACTGCTGCGCTGATTCAAGAGAATCAAACCACCATTCGTGGTTGAACCACTCTTTGGGGGCATTGGTACCGGAAATGGAAGCCGGCATAGTGTAGCGATGAGTAGGATCCATGTGGAGGAGTTCCCTGAATGCTTCGATACTCTCTGAATGGGCATAGATGCAATACTCTTCCCGGATTGCTAACTGATTGCGCTCCCATCCCGGACATTTCGTAGCAATGAAATTTTCCGCATCTTCGAGCGTGGTGAGGTCATCGGTTAGGCGAGATTGGTCTTCGATGAAGTAAACGTTGTAATACTTGGTCATGTTATTTGGTTTTTTTGTTGATGGTTTTTTTGAGGTTAGTCCATGAAGGAGAGCGATAAGTTTTGCCGTTAATGATGCAAAAGAAGTCAATAGTTCCTCCAACATTTGAGGGGCAGTAGCTGTGTGTTACTTCGATGCCTTTGTAGATTTTAGTCGTTATCATGTTTTTTGGTTTTGTTTCAGCAAAGATAAAGTTTTCCACAAATACCAACCAAATATTTTTGGATTTATTTTTTGAGTTTAGTGGAATTTTTTAATAACTGCTTGATTTTCAATTCCTCATCGGGTGAAAGTTTTTCCTTGCCCCGAATCCATCCATGCACTTTTAATTTGCGGATGCCGGCCTGTTTCTCAATTTGCGATACGTTAAAGATGTGTTCACCTTGTAGGAGTTCTTTGATTTGCATAAAATATATTTCTACAAATGTACAAAAATATTTGGTAATTACAAAACAATACCCCAATTTTACATCCTAAACCAATTTAACATGAACATCATTAAACACACGGCCACCGAAATAATGAGCATCGGTAAGGCATTCGCGGAGTCCGGAATGTTTCCGGATATTAAGTCCGCTGCTCAAGCAATCGTTAAAATCCAAGCAGGTGCAGAATTAGGCATCGCACCATTTGCCGCAATGTCTGGGATCCACATCATTAAAGGAAAGCCGACCATAGGTGCCGGCATTATGGCATCAATGGTAAAAGCATCCGGCAAGTACAACTACAGAGTGGTTGAACAAACCGATAAGAAATGCTCCATTGATTTCTACGAGGGCAAGGAACTTATCGGCAACTCCACCTTCACCATTGAAGAAGCGAAAAAAGCAGGTACACAGAACCTGGAGAGATTTCCCCGTAATATGCTTTTCGCACGGGCAATGTCTAACGGTGTAAAGTGGTACACTCCCGATGTATTTGCAGGTCCGGTGTATGTTCCCGAAGAAATGGAGTTCCCAACGCTGCCAGATGCAGAACCTACTAAACGGATCCTCACCAATGAGCAATTCCAATCAGCACTTGTTAAGATACAAGATGGCGAATGTATCAAAGGGAGCACCATTACCGTGTATGACTGGGTGCGCACCGAATGCCAACTGACAGAAGAACAACAAAATACCTTTAACCTTTTAAACACTCAAGACAATGGAACTGATTAAATTCAACCACACAACAAAGGAAGAACGCACGCAACTTGTCCGTGAAATCTTCGATGAAGTACTCAACGGCCGCATCAATCCTTTAGAACTGCATCTCCGATTAAAGTCAGCGGAGGAAGTAATTAAGCAACTCACCGGACTTGAACCGTACAAAGCAATCCTATTGGATGAAGCACAGAAGCACGGCAAATCATTTCAGTATCACACCGCAAAGGTAGATATTAGAGAAACGGGGGTGAAGTATGATTATAGTGGATGTGGAAGTAGTGCATTAGCTGAATTGTACGAAAAACAGGATGCTATTAACGATGCAATAAAGGAACACGAAGCCTACCATAAGCCATTGCCCGCCTCCGGCATACAGGTACTGAACCCATCCACAGGCGAAGTAGAAACACATTATCCACCTGCTAAAACTTCTACCACATCGGTAGCGGTAACGCTTAAATAGCACGGCAGCCATGTTGGCGTAAGCAGGAATGAATACTGCAAATGGATAACGCCTTCGCATTGTAGCGGAGAGATACGGGTTCGAATCCCGTACATGGCTCTTAACTAATCAAAAAAATAACAAAATGTATAAGATTTATAAATACTCAATACCTACAAAAGAAAAATATATTATTGAGTTACCTAAAGATGCCAAAATAATAAGAGTAGAAGATGTAGATGGGCTTTTCTTTTTGTGGGCTATAGTAAACACAGATGAAAATCATCCAAAAGAAAAAAGATGTTTAGAGTTTTATAAAACAGGTCAAGTTATTGAAACTCCTATTGATAGACTTAATTATTTAGGCACTTGTAAACTTTTTATTATGCAGGAATTGTGTCTTTATGTTTTTGAAAATACATTTGAAACAGCTCAAATAAATTCACTATGAGATACGGTGAACTTCCAAAACCATTAGGAATATTTGAAGTAGAATGCAATGAAATGATGTTCTATCAATATTTGCCTATAAAAATGATAGAGCAAACACAACCAATTTATGAGGAACGATTAAGCTGCTTTGATAAATTGATTGGTGCAATTTGTTGTGATTATATAGGTGAATTTGGGTTAGATAATTATGTAAATTCATACGTTTATTTAACTGCAAAACATTTATATCAAATGCCAAATTGTTCTTTTAACAGAACTGGATGGCACTCTGATGGGTTCTTAACTGATGATATAAATTATATTTGGTGCGACAAGTACCCTACAATTTTTAATAGAACTGAATTTCATTTACCATTAGATGATTTGCTTTCAATTGAAGTGATGGAAAAACAAGCTATTCCTTTTAACAATTATAGTTATAGAGAAAATCAGTTATTACGCCTTAATCAATATAACATACATAAGGTTGCCCCCGTTACAGAAGTGGGAATGAGAACATTTTTGAAGTTATCATTTAGTAAAGACAAATATGATTTAATTGGAAATTCACACAATTATTTGATAGATTATAATTGGGAAATGAAAAATAGAAAAGAACATCGTAATATTCCACAATCAATACTAAACTCTTAATCACACTGGCTCTGAATACCCAGCGAATCAATGGCAACACTAATCAATGCCTACATCACAAAGGCGAAACTTGAGCAACTGCTTCAACAAGCAGACAAAGGGGTGGCTTTCACCATCGCAGTTAACGATGAAGCGAATGCCTACAATCAGAACGTATCTCTGTACCTTTCGCAGACAAAGGAGCAAAGGGAATCGAAAGAACCAAAGACCTACTTTGGCAACGGTGCAGTAGTTTGGACTGACAACAAAGTAACACTTGCACCAAAGAAGGATGCACCTGCGGAAAACAAGGTAGTAATTCCTAATTACAAAGGAGATCTACCATTTTAATTCACACGGGGAAGGGTAATACCTTCCCCTTAATTTTACAACAATGACACAAGAAGAATACAAATTAAAATTTGATGAGATTAATAATGATTGTCAATTAAAGTTAAAATCTTTAGCTAAAGAATGTGCTTTAACCAACAATCCATACAAAATTGGTGATATTATTGCCGACCACATTGGTTCTATAAAAATAGAGCAAATACAATTTACTTTAGGAGGAGGTAAATATATTCCCGAATGTGCGTACACTGGAATCGAACTAACCAAAAAAGGCGAACCAAACAAAAGAGGTACAAAAAGAAGAATTTATCAATCAAGCATAAAACCATAACCATGACAATCCACCAATACCTTCACAACAAAGAAATCCGCACAAATACTACTGCAAGGCTAAAAGATGGCAAATGGTACCGTTATATTGGCGGTGCATGGGTGCCGGAAAAGCAGTTTCAGTTAATGTTTCCACTACCTTCAAAGATTGGGAATAATTCAGACAACCCGAATAAAAGAGCGTTATATCTTGATTAGTTATGAAACACGGATCATTGTTTAGCGGAATAGGCGGCTTTGACTTAGCTGCCGAATGGATGGGATGGGAAAACGTATTCCATTGTGAATGGAACGATTTTGGACAAAAAGTATTACATCATTACTGGCCTAAAGCAATTTCATATCATGACATCACTAAAACAGACTTCACTATTCACAGAGGAAAGATTGACATCCTCACGGGTGGTTTTCCATGCCAACCGTACTCATCAGCCGGAAAACGAAAAGGCAAAGAAGATGAACGACATCTCTGGCCGAAAATGCTGCGAGCAATTAGAGAAATTCAACCACGTTGGGTTGTGGGCGAAAACGTTCTCGGCCTTGTTAATTGGTCAGGAGGGTTGGTATTCCACGAGGTGCAAGCTGACTTGGAAGCTGCGGGGTACGAAGTATG